GAAACGCCAACGGACAGACTCGTAGCGGATTATATTCTTTGTTCATACCTATGGAATGGAATTACGAAGGATACATTGATTCTTATGGCTTACCTGTCTTCGACACACCAAAAAAACCTGTTGATGGACCGCATGGGGAAAAAATTAAAATAGGTGTAATAGAATATTGGGAGAATGAAGTAGAAGGACTAAAGCAAGATCAAGATGCTTTAAATGAATTTTATAGACAGTTTCCACGTACTGAAAAACATGCTTTCAGAGATGAGTCTAAAGAGTCTTTATTTAATCTAACTAAAATATATCAACAAATAGATTTTAATGAAGACGCAAAAAATGAATTAGCAATAACTACTGGTAGTTTTCAATGGGAAGACGGTCAAAAAGATACTAGAGTTATATTTATACCAAATAAACACGGTAGATTTAATATAACTTGGGTTCCACCATTACATTTACAAAATGTTAGATATATGAAAAATGGTATAAATTATCCAGGCAATGAATCTTTAGGTGCTTTTGGATGTGATCCATACGATATATCAGGAACTGTAGACGGTAGAGGATCAAAAGGATCTTTACACGGTTTAACAAAGTTTACAATGGAAGACGTGCCTCCACACCATTTTTTCTTAGAATATATAGCTAGACCACAAACAGCTGAAATATTTTTTGAAGATGTACTTATGGCTTGTGTGTTTTATGGTATGCCTATATTAGTTGAAAATAATAAACCAAGGTTATTATATCATTTTAAAAGACGTGGTTATAGAGGTTTTGCAATGAACAGACCTGATAAAAAAAGAAATAAATTATCTGTTACAGAAAGAGAAATAGGTGGTATACCTAATTCAAGTGAAGATATTAAACAAGCTCATGCAGCTGCAATTGAAACATACATAGAACATTTTGTTGGTTTACTTGAAAACGGATATGGTGATATGTATTTTCAAAAAACACTAGAAGACTGGGCTACTTTTAATATTAATAACAGAACAAAACATGATGCATCTATTAGTACAGGTTTAGCTTTAATGGCTTGTAATAAGCATAGATATATGCCTCAACAAAAAAGACAAACAAAATCTGTAGATTTAGGTTTTAAAAAATACGACAATCAAGGAATTACATCAAAAATTATAAGTTAAATGAATATATATACTAACCCTAATAGTGCCTTTCCTAGTCAAGTGGTAAGTGATGCTGTAAAAGCTAGCTGGGACTATGGTAAGCAAGTTGCTCAAGCCATAGAAGGTGAGTGGTTTTCTCAAGGAAGGACCAATGGTAATAGATATTTAACTAATTGGAATAATTATCACCAACTAAGACAATATGCTAGAGGTGAACAAAGTATACAAAAATATAAAGATGAATTATCTATAAACGGTGATTTAAGTTATTTAAATTTAGACTGGAAACCTGTTCCAATTTTATCTAAATTTGTAGATATAGTTGTAAACGGTATTTCAAATAAAAGTTACGATATTAAAGCTTATGCTCAAGATCCAGCTTCTGTAAAGAAAAGAACAGAATATGCTTCTAGATTACAAGAAGACATGGTATCTAGATCTTTTTTAGATAATGTTAATCAAAGTTTAGGTATTGATTTATATCAATCACCAAATAAAAATATTATACCAGAAACACCAGATCAATTAGAACTTCATATGCAGCTTTCTTATAAACAGTCTATTGAAATAGCTGAAGAAGAAGCTATATCTAGTATATTATCTCAAAATAAATATGATTTAATAAGACGTAGATTAAATATGGATTTAACTGTTTGTGGTATTGCAGCGGCTAAAACTAGTTTTAATACAGCTGAAGGTGTAACTGTTGATTATGTTGATCCTGCTTATATGGTTTATTCATATACAGAAGATCCTAACTTTGAAGATATATATTATGTTGGTGAGTTAAAAGCTATAACAATACCAGAACTTAAAAAAGAGTTTCCTGATATTTCAGAGGAAGAACTTAAAAGAATACAAGCTCAACCTGGTAATAGATCTTATATAACTGGTTGGGGTGATTACGATGAAAATACTGTACAAGTTTTATATTTTGATTATAAAACTTATCACAATCAAGTTTTTAAAATAAAACAAACAGATCAAGGTTTATTAAAAGCTATAGAAAAAGACGATGCTTTTAATCCACCTGAAAATGATAACTTTGAAAGAGTATCTAGATCTATTGAAGTACTATATAGTGGTGCTAAAGTTTTAGGCACAAACACATTGTTAAAGTGGGAGCTTGCAGAAAACATGTCAAGACCATATGCTGATACTACAAAAGTAGAAATGAATTATGCTATATGTGCGCCTCGTATATATAAAGGTAAAATAGAATCTCTTGTTAGCAAGTGTACTGGCTTTGCAGATATGATTCAGCTTACGCATTTAAAACTACAACAAGTTATATCTCGTATGGTACCAGATGGTGTGTATTTAGATATGGACGGACTTGCTGAGGTTGATCTTGGTAATGGTACTAATTATAATCCAGCTGAAGCATTAAACATGTATTTTCAAACTGGTAGTATTGTAGGTAGATCATATACACAAGACGGTGACTTTAATCAAGGTAAAGTGCCAATACAAGAATTAAATTCTAGTTCTGGTCAAGCTAAAATATCTAGTTTAATAAACACATATCAATATTATTTACAAATGATACGTGATGTGACCGGATTAAACGAGGCTAGAGATGGTAGTACACCTGATAAATCAACATTAGTTGGACTACAAAAAATAGCCGCTAACGCATCTAACGTTGCTACTAGACATATTAAGCAATCTAGTTTATATTTAACACTAAGATTAGCTGAAAACATAGCGCTTAAAGTTGCTGATGCTTTAGAGTTTCCATTAACTAGAGAATCATTAGAAAATTCTATATCTACATATAACATTAAAACATTAAAAGAAGTTGCTAATCTTAATTTACATGATTTTGGTATATATTTAGAATTAGAGCCAGATGAAGAAGAGCAAGCTAAGTTAGAAGAAAATATACAAGTAGCTTTACAACAAGGAGGTATTGATCTTGAAGATGCTATTGATTTAAGACAAATTAAAAATCTTAAATTAGCTAATCAAATGCTTAAAGTAAAACGTAAGCAAAAAATGATTCAAGATCAAGCTAACCAACAGGCTAACATACAAGCTCAAGCAGCTGCTCAAGCTGAAACAGCTGAAAAAACAGCTATGGCAGAAGTACAAAAACAAGAAGCAATATCTGGTGCTAATGTACAATATGAACAAGCTAAAAATCAAATGGAAATAGAGCGTATGCAAATAGCAGCTCAAATTGAGCAACAAAAACTTGCTAAAAAGTTTGAATATGATATGCAATTAAAGCAAATGGAAGTTCAAGCTATGCAAAGTAAAGAAGATAAAATAGAAGATAGAAAAGATAAAAGAACAAAATTACAAGCCACTCAGCAGAGTGAAATGATAAATCAAAGAAACAATGACACAGGTCCTATAAATTTTGAAAGTCAGGACACTATGCAAGGGTTTCCAACAGTAACTTAACTGTATTATTAATTATTTAATTATATTATATTATGTCAGAAGAAACAAAAACAAATGAACCTGTTAAGCAGGAAGGTGAGTTTAGTTTAAAAGGTAAAAAAACTAAACCAAAACAATTAACAAAAAAAGATAACGAAGTAAAAAAAGTAGTTATTAGTCCTAAAGAACCTCTATTAGAAGTTGAGGATAATGTTAAAAAAGTAGAAATTAAAAAAGAAGACAATGCCATTCAAATCGGAGAAACAGAGAAGGTATCTGTGGAAGAACCATCCGGAGATAGCACAGAGGTGGGAGAACCTGTACAAGAGTCCAACGAGACTACTGAAGGGTTTTCTCCGATCAAAGAAGTAGTTGAAGAAGATATAGTAACAGAGCAAGAAGTTAAAGAAGCTATTAGAGATGAAAAAGTTTTAGGTAAGCAATTACCTGAAAACATTGAAAAGCTAGTTACTTTTATGGAAGAAACTGGTGGTACAATAGAAGACTATACTCGTTTAAACGCTGATTATTCAAATATTGATGACAAAGCATTGTTAAAAGAATATTATAGAAAAAATAAACCTTATTTAGAAGGTGAAGATATTGATCTTTTGTTAGAAGATTTTTCATATGATGAAGAATTAGATGAACCAAAAGACGTACGTAAAAAGAAAATTGCGTATAAAGAAGAAGTTGCAAAAGCTAAAAGCTATTTGGAGGAATTGAAAGTTAAATATTACGACGAAATCAAGTTGAGACCGGGCGTAAATCAAGAACAACAAAAAGCATTAGACTTTTTCAACCGATACAATAAGGAGCAAGAACAAGCTGAGCTTAAGCATGAAAAATTTAAAGCCAATACTAAAGAGCTTTTCAATGAAAATTTCAAAGGTTTTGATATTACAGTTGGAGATAAAAAATATAAGTATAATGTGCAAAACGCTAAAGCTCTTGCTGATAAACAATCAAACATTAATAATCTGTTAGGGAAGTTCCTAGACGCAGATGGAAATGTTGCTGATACAAGTGGTTATCACAAAGCTATGTATGCTGCTGAAAATGTAGATCGCATTGCCGCTCATTTTTATGAACAAGGAAAGGCTGATGCAGTTAAAGATGTTGTTAATAAATCAAAAAACTTGTCTGACTCTAAAGCTAGATCACAGCAAGGTGAGGTTTATATAAACGGCCTTAAAGTTAAATCAATTAGTGGTGCTGATTCTACAAAACTTAAAATAAAAACAAGAAAATTTAACTAATTAAAAATTATTAATCATGAGTTTATCTCCACAATTTGGAGGGTTAATCCCTTCTCAAGCTCAGGAAATATTAAACAGTAACTACTTACAGTTTAACGGTGGTGCTGGTGCAGGCGATAGCAATTCTTTTGCACAACAATATTTACCTGAAGTTTACGAACAAGAAGTTGAAAGATATGGTAACAGAACTTTATCTGGATTCTTAAGAATGGTTGGCGCTGAAATGCCAATGACATCTGACCAAGTAATTTGGTCTGAGCAAAACAGACTACACATCTCATACGACAATATTCAAGTTGCTGGTGATGCTGCTGGTGCTGCTGCTGCTAATCAGAACGTTATTACAGTTCCTGGTACTATGAACAATGTTGTATCTATTAATGATACTGTAGTTCTTTTAGAGCCATCTTCTGGTAACGAAGCTAAAGCAATTGTAGTTGCTACAACGCCTGGTGCTGGTGGAAACTTTATCGTTGCTCCATTTAATGGTGCAGGTTTAGTTGCTGGTTCAGGATTTACTGCTGCTACAGGTGCTAAAGTATTTGTATACGGTTCAAGTTATCAAAAAGGAACTGATATGGTTGCAGGTGGTACTGGTACTAGTGCTCCAAGAATTTCTGTTGAGCCTCAGTTTACACAATTTTCTAACTCACCAATTATCCTAAGAAACCAATACGTAGTAAATGGTTCTGATATGGCACAAATCGGTTGGGTTGAAGTTGCTACTGAAGACGGAACATCTGGATATTTATGGTATTTAAAATCTGAGTCTGAAACAAGATTAAGATTTGAAGATTACTTAGAAATGTCTATGGTTGAATCTGAATTTGCTCAAGCTGGAATCCCTGCTCAGCCAGGATCTGAAGGTCTTTTTGCTGCAATTCAAGCAAGAGGTAATGTACAGTCTGGATTTACAGCTGCTGCTGGTCTTGATGAATTTGATGCTATTCTTAAAAACTTAGATACTCAAGGTGCTATTGAAGAAAACATGCTTTTCTTACAAAGACAAACTTCTCTTGATTTTGATGATATGCTAGCAAGCATCTCTGGCGGTTACGCTGGTGGTACTGCTTTTGGTTTATTTGAAAACTCAGAAGAAATGGCTTTAAACCTTGGATTCTCTGGATTTAGAAGAGGTTCTTACGACTTTTACAAAACTGATTGGAAATACTTAAATGACGCTTCTACAAGAGGTGCTATTGTAGGTATTAATTCAATTGAAGGTGTATTAGTACCAGCTGGAACTTCTACTGTTTACGATCAAATTTTAGGAACTAATATCCGTAGACCTTTCTTACACGTACGTTATAGAGCTTCACAAGCTGACGACAGAAGAATGAAGTCTTGGGTAACTGGTTCTGCAGGTGGTGCGTTTACTTCAACTCTAGATGCTATGGAAGTTAACTTCCTATCAGAAAGATGTTTAGTAACACAAGCTGCTAACAACTTTGTATTATTCAAAGGAATCTAACAATCACACTAATAATAACCTCCGTCTTCGGGCGGGGGTAATTATTATTAACTATTTAATTATATTATATTATGGCTAAAAAAGCTAAAGCAGAAACTGTTGAGGTTGCACCTCAAGAGGTTGCAGTAAAAACTGCACCAAAACCAACTAAAGAAAGTTGGGAAATTAAAGATAGAATGTATTACCTAAGAGGTAATAAAACACCTTTAACTCACACTATACCTGGTAAACATACTAAAAAACACTCTTTATTATATTTTGATAAAGCATCAGGTAAACAAAGAGAAATAAGATATGCAACAAATCAAGACTCACCTCTTGTTGATGAACAACATGGAGAGTGTACTATGGGGCATATTATATTTAGAGATGGTAAACTTGTAGTACCTAAAGAAAAACAAAATTTACAAAAATTACTTTCACTGTATCACCCCGCAAAAGGTAAGTTATATGAAGAGTATAGCGCTTTACAAGAAGCTACTGATGATTTAGATATTTTAGATCTTCAAATTGACGCTTTAAATGCAGCTAGATCTATGGATATAGATTTTGCAGAAGCTATTATGAGAGTAGAATTAGGTTCTAAAGTTACAAGTATGAGTTCAAAAGAAATAAAAAGAGATTTATTATTGTTTGCTAAAAACAATCCTAAACTATTTATATCTTTAGCTAACGATGAAAATGTTCAACTTAGAAACTTTGCCATTAGAGCTGTTGAAGCAGGTATAATAAATATATCAGCTGATCAAAGAGCTTTTACATGGGGTTCTAATGATAGAAAATTAATGAACGTACCTTTTGACGAAAACCCATATTCTGCATTTGCAGCTTGGTTAAAAACTGATGAAGGTGTAGAAGTTTATCGATCTATAGATAAAAAACTTAATTAACAAGTGATATTAATATAGGGGCAGCACTCGCTGCCTCTGTATTATAATAAAAAATATAATGGCAGTAAACGTAAATACAGTATACAAAACAGTCTTATTAATTACTAATAAAGAGCAAAGAGGTTATTTAACACCAACTGAATTTAATAGTTTGGCAAATCAAGTTCAATTAGAAATTATAGACGGTTATTTTGAAACTATTAATCAACAAACACGTGTATTGCAAAATGAAACAGAATATGCTAATAGATTAAAAAATGCTCAAGAGCAGTTAGACATATTTAAAACAATAGGCACGTGCACATATACAGCTCCTACAACGACCGCCCCTGGTTTTTTCGATGTTCCAGCTTCTTCAGGAACACCAAGTGCTGTGCAAAATTTTAGTACAGTAGGAACCCAATCAACATACGCATTAACTACTATAACACAAGCACAAGTAGACACAAGTACAGTTATTGTTACTTATTTAGGCGCAGTATATTCTTCGCAAAATTATTCTATAACTGGTGGTCAACTTATATTGTTAAATGGTAACTTGCCTACGGGTAATCCTAATAACTTAGTAATTACTTTATATCCTAATGATTTTTATAAATTAGGAACTGTACTATATAGAGATGATAGAGAAGTAGAGCAAATTCAAAGAAATGAATTAGCTATGTTAAATTTATCTCCTATAAGTAAACCTACTGATTATTTTCCAGTTTACTTATATGAAAACAAAAGAATAACTATTTACCCACAAACAATTAATAGTAATGTACAAGCAACATATTTAAGAAAACCAGCAGATGTAATGTGGAATTTTACATCGGCAAATGGTTATTATGAATATGATAGTACTGGATCTGTAGATTTTGAATTAGACGATACAGAGCAAACAAATATTATTTTAAGAATATTATTTTACGCTGGAGTTGTAATTGAAGACAGAACAGTTATAGAAGTTGCTGCCGGTGAAGTTGCTAAAGAAGAACAAAATAAAAGAGCATAATGAGTTTAATAACAGAAACAAATCAACAATATTACGCTGGATCTCAAGGCTTCAGAGGCGACGTAGGCAATACACAAAATCAAAAATTTGTTACTAGTTTTAATACTGATTTAAAAATGGGTAGTTCAACTAGTTGGAGTACAAATGACCCTGATTATGTTTTAAACAATTTTAAAGTATATACAAGTGCTACAGGTTTAGCTGGTTCTTGGAACGAGTGGATAACAGAAATGTCTGTTGCATTAGACGGTAAAACTTTAACTTTAGTTGCAGCGCCAGGTGCTAATGTTTATATAGTTGTACAACTAAAATCACTTAGCGGTGGTAAGTATGGACAAACAGATGTTGAAAGAGCTTTTGGTGAAACTGTAGAAAACAATTACGGAGGTTATGCTTATTTAAAATTAAACGATATAGTTAGTAATTTTTTAGTAGGTTATGTAGGCAAAGACAAACTTATACCTGATGTAAAAAGAACTGATGTTATATTTCATGCTAAAAGAGGCTTGCAAGAGTTTAGTTATGATACTTTAAAAAGTATTAAATCATCTGAATTAACTGTACCTGAGTCACTATCTTTAGCAATACCACAAGACTACGTAAACTATGTTAGTCTTTGCTATATAGATAGTTTTGGAATAAAAAGACCTTTATACCCAAATAATAATTTAACAACAAATCCTTATTATACTTTTTTACAAGACAGTGCTGGTGTGCCAATACAAGATAGTCACTCTGAAAACACTGAAGGTACTTCTATTACTGTTGAAAGATGGGGCGACGCTAATGTTAAGTTAATAAATGGTCAATGGTACGAAAATTATGAAAACTTTGGCTACGCTTGGGATAATTATGGTTTAAATGGACCGTTTAACTGGGGTAGACTATATGGTTTAGATCCACAGTATTCACAAGCAAACGGTTGGTTTGGCATAAATGAAAGAGATGGTAAGTTTACTTTTTCTAGTAATGTAGTAGATAAGTTAATTGTTTTAGAATATGTATCTGATGGATTAGCTTATGACATGGACACTAGAGTACCTAAGATGGCCGAGGATGCACTTTATGCTTATATACTATATAATATACTATCTACACGTCCTACTACTCAGGAATATATAGTTCAAAGATTAAAAAAAGAAAAAAGAGCTAAGCTTAGAAATGCTAAAATAAGATTATCTAACATTAAACTTGATCAAATAGTACAAGTTATGCGAGGTAAGTCTAAATGGATAAAACACTAAAATTAAATGGCAGAAGGTAAAAATAGTTTCATCAAGTCTAAAATGAATAAAGACTTAGATGAAAGATTAATTCCAGGCAACGAATATAGAGACGCAACAAATATAGCTGTATCTAGATCAGAAGCAGGAGACGTTGGAGCTTTAGAAGCTATTTTAGGTAATGCCTTAGTTGGTAAGTCAATTCAAGGTGGTGAAATAATAGGTTATTTTGTAGATAATACAAATTCTATTGTTTATTATTTTGCAACAACACATAGTGGTACAGCTACAGCACCTACAACAGCTATATGTGGTGTATATGCTATAACTTTAGGCGAAAACTCAGGCGCTATTCAGCAATTAGTTTATGGTAGTTGGTTAAATTTTTCACAATCAAATCCTATAACAGGTGTAAATTTAGTAGAAGATTTATTATTTTGGACTGATAATAGAAATCAACCAAGAAAAATAAACGTTAATCAAGCTTCTAACAATGCTTCATATTATACTAATGAAGATCAAATATCTGTAGCTAAATTCGCTCCTTATATAGCTCCTGAATTTATAAACTTAAGAGATACTGAAACAAATTGGTATGGCTCACCTGATTTAAAACCGTCAACAATGAGTGACGCGTCTGATCCATCTACAGTTAGAGCTCAAATATACGACGTCTCTAATTCTAATTTAGCAGTAACCAAATACAGAAATGGTGACACTATTGATGGACCTATATTTACACAAGCTCAATGGGTTGCTAAAGATGCAGCGCAAGAAGGTGCTTACTGTGTTTATGAAGATTATGACGGTAATAAAGTTACTTATGGTGTATTATATAATAAATGGGCTGTAATTGATTCTAGAGGTTTAGCTCCTATAGGTTTTAAAGTACCTAATTTAACTGAGTGGACTGCAATAGCAAACTCCAACTCAATGACACAACAAAAAAGTATTAACTTTTGGGCTAACAACCCAGGTAATAATTTATCTGGATTAAACGTTAAACCAGGTGGTTACAGAGTAGCGGCATCAACTAATAATGATTTTGTTGATATAACATCAGCAGCTTACTATTGGACCAGCGACGCAGCTGCCGGAGCAAATACACCTTTTGTAAAATATTTAGATACAACAGCTGCTACAGCTGATGTATCAGGACAGACAGACACTAAAGCAGGTATGTCTGTAAGAGTTGTAGCAGATTCAAGTCAAAACTATGAAGGTTGGAATGGTGACGAAGACTTTTTAACTGAAAAATTTGTAAGATTTAGTTATAGATTTAAATTTGATGATAATGAATATTCTGTAGTAGCACCTTTTAGTCAAGATGTTTTTATACCTTATCAAGAAGGTAAGTTTGTTAATGATGATGAAAATCAAGCTTTTATATCTACAGTTGTAGAGTTTATGTCTAACTCTGTAAACAACGCTGTGTTAAATATAACTTTACCAGCAATAGATATAATAACAAAATATAAAGTAAAGGCTATTGATATAATATTCAAAGAATCAGATAAAATACAATATCAAGTGTTAGAGTCTATTACTGTAGATCAAGACTTTATAAGTGCATTAAATAATACTAATATATATCAATATAATTATCAATCAACTATACCTATAACTACTTTACCGTCTTTTGAAACTACAAGAGTTTTTGATAAAGTGCCTGTGCAAGCATTAGCACAAGAGGTTACAGGTAATAGAGTTATGTATTCTAATTATTTAGAAGGTTGGACGGCTCCTACAGGTTTAGATTATTATGTTACAGTTGATACAAAAAGTCAACAACAATTTACAGAGTATCCTCAACATACTTTAAAACAAAATAGAAATTATCAAGTTGGTGTTGTATTAGCTGATAAATACGGTAGACAAACTGATATAATTCTGTCAAACCAAGATGCTGTATTAGACTCAGAAGGAAGACCTCAAGCGGGATCAAATGTTTTTAGTGAATACAAGCCTTTGTCTTTTGCTCCAAATGTAGATGCATGGACAGGTGATACACTTGAAATAAATTATTTACAACCTATACCAGAAGATCCATCAGGTAATTATCCTGGTGCTTATGCGTATGGTAATTATTTTACTGTAATACATGAAAACGCTACAAATGCTAGGTATCCATATTTTTGGTCAAAAAGCTATCAATATTTTACAGCTACAACTAACCAAACAGTTTTTACAACTCAAGCAATCGACTATGCTGACTCTCAAGGCAGCAATAACACATTAAGTGTTTATGTTAATAGTGGAGATGGATATGTAGAGCAAGCTACAAATACTTATACTGTAAGCAATGTTACTAATACAGTAACTATAACTTTTAATGCTGCACCACCTTTAAATTCAAATGTAAAAGTACAGTTATTATATACAGTTTTCAATTTATATAAATATGAAACAGGATCTGCAGATAGTCAAAGACCTTTGTTTCCAGATTTTGTAACTAATTCTGCTACATATTTTTCAGAAGGTAAAGCGTTAAGAGGTCAATATTGTGATTATACAAAAATTAGAGAAGCTACTACTACATCTGATTTAAACGGTGTTTATAAAGTTGAGTTTACAACATTTGATGAAGTAAACAAAAGTTATCTATATAATGGAGCACCTACAACTAGACCTGAACCTAATTTTCCTGTAGGTACAGAAGAAACATTTGCAACATACGATATAAATGTTAGAGGTTTTTATAGTTATAGATTTGGTGTAAAACAAATAGAACAAGATTATTATAATGTTTATTTACCTGGTTTAATAAACGGTTATCCAATAGATACATCTACACTTGAACAAGATGAAATTGGTTTTACTACATTAGTATCTGATAATATAAATAAACTACCTAGAGATTTACAAGCAGTAGGACCACAAGATAATCAATTTACTAGTGATGCTAGTTTTTTCCCAAGAGTATCTAACATGGTTTTTGTTAATTCTGCTCCAGTTGGATTTTTTACTACCAACCAACAAGTTTATCCTAATTCATCTCCTGATGATGTAGAATTAATAGGTACTGTTAATGATTTATTTCCTGCTGATGCAGATGGCACTGCTGCTCCTACTTTAAATGAATTTTCAATATACGATGAAACTTCAAAGCCTTTATTAGCAAAGTTTTCAACGCAACAAAGATTAGGTGTAACTGAAGCACAATATACAACGCCTCAACAAGGTAATGGTAATTATCCTTATCCACCTAACTTAGGTTTAGCTGTATTAGAAACAACTCCTTTTATATCACCTTTAGAATTATTTTATGAAACTTCTACTAGTGATTTAATTTCACAATTAAATTTAGATGTTACAAATGTAAGCACTGACATAACAGGTAATACCTGGGCTAGTGCTATAAAAGAACTTAGTGAAAATGATCCTATAAACTCTATTGTAACAAGTTATTTTTACCCAACAGCAGGTGGACAACAAGTAAACACAGCAACGTGTGAAATATTAAGTATATTCTCTAGAAGTTATCCTACTGATGTTATAGATACAACTATAGATTATGGTCCTAATGGTAGTAATAGATTAACACTTGTTTCCAATGGAGCAGGTGGTTATGCGGTTAAAACATTAGATACTTTTTACGCTGGTAATGGTGCTGCGGGTGAGTCGCTTTATGACGTAGCAACAAGAGGTAATTTTCAATTAAATATTAGATGGACTCAAGCTAATGGTACAACAGTAGATCAAAGCATAGATTTGCAATTAGCAAATAACGATCCAGAAGTTTTTAATGTGCCTGCGACATTTGAAGTTCCATCTACTTCAACACAAATAATAGTAGGAAGTACAAGTAATAATGCTTTTAATTCTCCATTAGGTTGGAATGGTTGTGCTGCAAATACAGGTAGTTTACAAGCAGCTCACCCATCGGATAACTCTGTAACATTTAATAATTCTGGGTATACTGTTTTAAGTGTTACTAAAACTGGAGGTCCTAGCAACACCACAACTTTCTATGGTATTTTAGACACAACTGGTAATAATCCTATATCAGATATTTTACAAGGAACAAATGGTGTTGTTTTTCAAAACAATCAATTATTCCCTGCGACTCCAAACACAAACCCAAATTATAGAACTTTTTCTATGTCTTGTGTAAATACTGTAGGTAATGAGCCTGGGTATAGTTATTGTGTTGATATGAGGTTGACAGATTCATTAGGAGCTGCAACAGATTTTAGTTTTTGCTACACTGTAGGTACTCTTGATTTTACAGGTCAAGTTATTGCAACACCTTATCAAATAGCTGCTAGTAGTGGTGGTAGTGGATATGATCAAGTGCCTCGTAAAAATTTCCCAAATAGTGGTAATATTTCACAAAACATGACTCAAATAACTGGAGGACCAGGTTATACGCTGCCAAAATGGATAGGTCAAATTCAAAATTGGACTACTAATACTGTGTATGTTTGGGGAGTTACAACACCTGGATCAGGTGCTGGAGGTTCTTCTGGTACTGCTACTTTTCAAGGTTCTACTGGTGGAACTAGAGCAGATGGGTCTACTACAAACGTATTTAATAGTTGGTCAAGTTCATATAGCTTAGCTAATCCTAGTAATCAATTTGTTTCTTTAATGATACTTTCTCCGTTTACTCCTAATGCTGGACAAATAGCAGCTGGCGTAAGACCAGGACAAAAATGTACAAATGGTGCTGCTTGTGCAGGTGGTGCAAATTATGATTTTAGCGGATGCGCAGTTGTTAACTATGAAATAGCTTGTTCTCAGATATTTACAGGAGCTACTTTTACTGTTTCATGGAATACTTCACCTGTTAATCCACCGCAGAATACAACAGCTGTAGACAATGTAGCAAACAGTTTACCACCTTTTTATCCTTCAGCTGATGGTACAAGCGTAAGTACACCTAGTGAACGTTGGCAAACTGTTACTCCAGTAGCAGCTGGACCATAAGTTAAAAAGTAAAAAAACAAGTAATAATAATATATGAGTGTTTCTATAAAGCTAAAGTATTATAACTCTTACATGTTAAAGAAGATAAATAGAGTCGGTATTTCGTCTTTATATGATTGGTATGTAGAAGAATCTAGAATAAAAGGTGGTTTTAATAATGTGCAAACAGGCTTAGCTCCAAGAGCTTTTTTAGCTTCAGAAAACAATGCGCAAAAATCTAGACCTTCTTCTATAATGTATTCTGGTATATTTAACTCTAGAACAGGTATAAATCAAACAAATGTTTTTCCTTCAGGTGAGGAAATAACTAGAACTGTAGATCCTTCTAAAGGCTCAATACAAAAACTTTATGCAGAAGATACTAATTTAACTATATTTCAAGAAAGAAAAGTTAATAGAGCTTTAATAGATAAAGATGCTATATATACTCAAGAAGGTCAACCAGTTCAAACCGCATCTAATGTTGTTATTGGTGCTATTACACCTTATTTAGGTGATTGGGGTATTAGTAGAAACCCTGAAAGCTTTGCTGTATATGGTTATAATAAATATTTTACAGACAAAGATAAAGGTGCTGTGCTAAGATTAGGTAATAATGGTATTACTGAAATATCATCATTTGGTATGTATGATTATTTTAGAGATGCTTTTGCTAATATGTCTGATGATAAAGTTAGAGCAGGTTGGGATATTTACAACAAATGTTATACAATAGCTTTATTTGAGCAAAATAAATTTAACCAAGGTGAATTTACAACATTAAATTTTGATGAAGCAATAAATGGTTGGGTAAGTAGATATAATTATTTACCAAATCAAATGTTTAGTGTGCAAAATAGATTTTATAGTACATACGAAGCTGGTGTTTATCAACATTATTCTAACAATGTACCTAGAGCTACTTTTTATGGTAATGCTCAAAACGGTAGTACACAGTCAACAGTAACTACTGTGTTTAATCAACAACCATCATTAGTTAAAAGATTTAGAACTATAAACTATGAAGGTGATAACAATTGGTCGTTAAGCAGTTTTATTACAAGTGATAATGATACCGTAACATCTATAGCAGCGCCTGTAGTTCCTACAACTTTAGCTCAAATGGATGCTCAATTGTTACAAAATATATTTAAACCAAAAGAAAATAAATACTTTGCTAATCTTATAAATAGTTCATCTGCTGTTCAAGGTGAAGTTATTTATGGCGGTCAAGTATCTGGTGTAAAAGGATTTTTTGCTACAGCAACATTTGCTGCACAAAATGATGCTAACACAGGTAAAAATGAATTATTTGCTGTATCTACAGAATACAACGAATCATCTTATTAAATAAAATTAAATGAATAAACTAGCTAAAAAAATTAGAAATAGCATAGTTGATTTCCAAACAAGTTTAGAAAAATCAGAAGACATAGATGTTTTTTTTGGCGATACCGAAAACTGTCCTGTTAAAAATACATTTGCAGATGGTATGCATGTAAGGGAAATAACTATACCAAAAGGAATTTTTGCTATTGGGAAAATACATTTACACGAGCACGTAAGCTTTTTATTAAAAGGTAAAATGATCATAGTAGATGAAGAAAATGGAAGACAAGTAATAGAAGCTCCTCAAACAATAATATCTCAACCGGGAATAAAAAGAGCTGTTTACGCAATAGAAGATTGTGTTTTTACAAATGTTTTTGCAAACCCCACAAATGAAAAAAATATTGAAAAATTAGAAAAAAATAATGTTGTTAATACTTATGATGAATATTATTTACAACTAGAAAATCAAAAAAAAATAGATAAAATATGAGTTATGTAGCTGTAGGCAGTGGTGTTTTAAGCATTGCTGGCGGAATATTCGGTGGTAGTAAAGCCAGAAGAGCTAAACGAAGAGCAGCAAAAAGAAGAAAAGCTCTTGGTAAAAAACTTAAGCAGCTTGAAGCTAACAGACAAGCTATTATAAATCCATATGCTGGTGTTACAAGTTTAGCTAATTTAGCTACTGATTTATCTAATCAAATTAGTAATCCTTTTGCTAATTTATCTGTAGCTACTAAAGCGGCTGAGATGAAAATAGAACAAAGTAATATTGCTTTAGCAAACACATTAGATACTATACGTGCAACAGGAGCAAGTGCAGGTGGTGCTACAGCATTAGCGCAAGCAGCTTTACAAGCTAAACAAGGCGTTGCTGCTAGTATTGAAGCACAAGAAAAAGCCAACGAAGATAAAAGAGCTGCAGGAGAGCAACAAATGGAAATGCAAAGAGTTGCTGAACAAAGAAGATTACAAAGTATTGGTATTAGCGAAGGAGCTAGAGAGCAACAGGCTCAAGCTCAAGGCTTACAGTTTGAGTTTAATGCTAGAGAAAGAAGACAAGATAATCAAATTAATAGAGTTGAAAATCAACTTGGTATGGCAGCAAGAGCAGAAGCTCAAGCAGCAGCTGATCAAACATCTGCTATTACTGGTATGGTAGGCGGTTTAACAAGTATAGCTGGTAGTTATTTACAAGGACGATAATATTATGGAAAATAAAAATATAACTAGAAACCTTATTATAAAACAAATAATAGAAAGTGACGCTATAGCTTATAATAAAGAATATGTTGCGTCTCCTACAGATTCTAACTTTGGATTATTTAACAAAGCGTATCAACATACAGGTAAGTTATATGCTAAATTAAGTTTAGCAGTTCAAAATAATAAATGCTTAGATGAGCATTGTACTTATGAAATAAATCAATTAAGAATATTAGATAATGCACCACAGGTATCTTTAGAGTTTATGGAGATTTTAAATTCTGAATTAATGGTAACAGAAGAAGATAATTATGATGTAAACAATGATTACTCTTTTTTAGTTGCACAATGTGTTATAACTAATAAACCTGGTTTTTCTAAAAATGATGGCTATGATGTTAATTTATATTTGCTTGAAGACGGTAGTCAAAAAATAGTATTTAGTGGTCCTGGTTTTGAAAAAGATTTTGAAGTAAATAGTTCTACACTCAAAGCCTTAATTGATTCAGATACTTCATTAGTTGTGTCAACACCAGATATAAACAAAGACATGTTAAGACTATTAACTGAAGTTGGTTTGTTTGATCCTGAGTTTATAGGTGAAAATGAAGAATTAAAAAATAATGCTAAAATATTAGATGAATTTATATTAAAAACACCTGAAGGTGAATTTGATTATGAAGTTGTAGAAATAGGTAATGGTAAAGCAAGAAACTTTTTAAAGTTTGACATGCAAAGAATAGAACAAAAAATAGATCCTTTTATAAATGCTGAAGTAGCTGGATTATTAGGGTCTGAACAAGACGCGGTAGCTGCTTGGAACGTTTATATAGGTAGAGAATCAAGTGTTGATGAAGATGACCAAATGGTTCAAGATGCAAACGCTGGTAGTTTATCATGGTCTTATGAAAAAGATTTACCTTTAAAACAAGATAAAAAAGTACAATTTGAATCTCATTATAAAAGTTATTTTATAAATAATTATTTAAAAGAATTTTTAACAAATCAAGTACCTACAGTAAAAGAAGATGCTGCTGTATTTGATTTAGAAGAAGCTAGAAAAGCAAAAGCACAAAAGTTTTTAAAGGATAACGACTTAAACTAAATTTAATGAACGAGTTAGAAAAATACGTAGCTTCACTTCAAGATCAAAACTTAAGTAAAGACGAAATTAAAGCTAAAGTTAAAGCTTGGAAAGCCGCTAATCAACCTCTAAATCAAGAAGAAACTGATGTTGAAAAAGTAGAATTACAAGAGGATAACATACCAACTAAATCTTACTTTAAAGACGATGGAAGCGGTGAATTTAATCCTGACGCTTTTGAAGATGAAACGTCAAGAAATATAGCAGTACAAGTAAATAAAGACGCAAAAAAAGCCAAAGACTCTGCAGGTGTGATTCTGGATGTAGAGTCCAAGAAACCAAAGTCGGGATCACAATCGGAAGATTTTATATCGGATTCATACTTTACTCGTAGAGGTGATGATATTATATTTGATTTAGAAGCTTTTGCAACTAAAGATACAAGAAACATAGCTAGACGTGTAAATTTACCTGAAGTTAATAAAACTTATAGTATAGGTGCTGGTGAATATAAAATGGATTATGATGTTAATGGTATACCGGTTTTTTATTCTAGACCTATAGGTTCAAATAATTGGTCTAGTGCTAATGACGATCCATTAAGAACAGCTGTTATTGCTCAAAAATTAGGTATAGGTGATCCTAATTTCAATGTTGATGATTATGATATAGAACCACCAATGGCTCCATCTGTTGAAGATGAAGAAGAAAACTTATACGACCCTGAAGTTGGTTCTGTAGTCACGCCTGATGGACAAAATGTAAATCAGTTAGATGACGTGTCTTTAACTGTAGGTGGTATAACGTTAATTGCTCCTAGTTCTGATCATTATAAAATTGATGGCGTGCTTTATAATACTGATGCATTAAGAGAAAGCATAAGAACAAATCAACCTGGATTTGAAGAAGTTACTGGTTTAGATGACTATCTTACTAAGCTTAGAAAAAACGGTCACACTGTAGAGGCTATGTCTACAAATGGTTATGAAGGTTCTCTTGAAGAAAAATTTGATAACTATGTTAACGATACTAACATAACAACAGATCAAGAACTAGAAATAGAAGCCGAAGTAAACGCGATAGATTTTACACCCATAAAACAAGAATTTACTACTGGCGGAGGAGGTTCTAGTTTAACTGGTTATACTCCAACGCAAACAATAACTCAAGAAATTCAACCATACGAAGAGGAGTTAACTAGAGCGAGAGAAATAATTAAACAAGAAAAGCAAGAAACTTTTGATGAAACACCTATAACACAAGAAGAGGTTGAAGCAGTTGCTAGAACTTTAATAAAGCAAGATAAAATACTAAGTAAACATAATCAATTAAAAAAAGATTATTTAGAAGACTTACCAAACAAAGAAAGAGAAGAGTTATTTGAATTTGTTTTAAATAGATTTAGAGACAATGAAAGACTTTTTGATGGTGGTGAGCTGCCTGATTTTTTTACAGATCCAGATACAGGTGTTACATATGATAAAAAAGAATTAGAAGAAAGATTTGATTTTGAGTCTAGATTTGAAAAAGTTTTAAACGGAACTACAGCAAGTAACATTAGAGTTGTAACGCAAGCTATTGATAAAAATAAAATAGAACTAGAAAATTTATATAATCAAATAAAAGAAGGTCAAGCTAATGGATTTGATGTTACTGCTTTGGCTGAAAAATATAATGATGTTATAACTTTAATGAATAAAAGAATTAAAGGTGTTAATACATATAAAAAAGAATTAAATTATCAATACCAAGATGTAGCTTTAGATTATCAAAATTATATTGCTAGACATGAAGAGTACAAAGGAGATGCTTATGAATTAGAGTGGCTTAAAAGAAACTATAGTCAAATGTTAAAATACTTTCCTAGCCCTGGTGATCCAGGTGATTTAGTTATTAATACTAGTCAATATGTTTTAGGTGGTATACAGCAACTATTAGGTTTAATAAATATGGCTGGTGGACCAGCGCGGTCACCAGAAATTACAGGTTTACAGTTTCGTCTTGGTAAAATGCAAAGTGATTTTATAGATTATAGAAACAGAAGAAAAGAAAGATTTGTAAAAGCTCCTACGTTTGGTGAAAGTTTTTCAAGTGTGGCAAGCGCGGCAGAATATCTTGTGGATCAAGGTTTTGAAATGGCACCTTTTTATGGTATAATGATTGGTGGTAGTTTAGTTGGTGGCCCAGTGGTCGGTATGGTTGCGGCTTCTGGTACTTCAGGTGGTATGTATACTGGTGAAAGATTTAATGAAATGTTCCATGGCGGAAGAGGTATTGATATAATGGATTTAAATGCAGCAGCCGTTGGTTTTAGTACATTAGAATATTTTGGAGGTGTTTTACCTACTTGGAAAATATTTAAATCTTTAAAAACAAGATGGAATGGTACAGTAGGTAATGAAGTTTTAGAAAGTGGATTTAAAAACTGGGGTAGAAGACAAATGTCTTATTTACCAGAACACTTAAAGCTAGTTGGTTTAGATGTTTTTGGAGAAACTGCTATAACGCAAGTTGGTCAAAATATAATAGATGGTAGACCTTACTGGACAGGTGTAGGCGAAGCAGGTTATTTGTCTTTAATTTTTGCTAACACAGTCTCTGCAACTCCTGTAGTTATGGGTGGTGTATACAATGCTTTAGCCACTCCTAAAATGACAACAGATTTTAGAAACAATGTAGACAAAATACGCATAATAGAAAGTTCTTTATATGATTTAAGGTTTAAAAAACCTACATTTAAATCTAGTTTAAGCGCTGCAGAAATTTTATCAAAGAAAAATGAAATTATACAACTGCAAGATTCTAATGCTAACATATTAATAGAACAAAATAAAAAGCTAAAAAATATAGATGTAGACGGTTTTAAAATATATACAGACGCTATGACTCGTTTAGCTGAGTTAAAAACAAAAGCTGAAAAAATAAACAACGATTCATCATTAACTAGATCTGAAAAAGAAGTTTTATTAGATCCTTTAAGAGCAGAATTTGAAATAATAGTAAGTGCTAGAAATCAATATGTAGAAGCATTTACAAAAACATTTCCTTTATTACCTAAGTCAGAACAAGAAAGATTAAAAATCGAAGGTATAAGAAAATTAAAAATAAAAGGAGTTGATAATCCTACTGAAAAACAAATATTTGACGCTGCAGAACAAGCTCATACAACAGAAAAATTTAACAATAATAAAGAAAAATCTTTAGCTTTACTTGAATCATTAGTAGGTAAAGGTATAGATATTAATTATGAAATAGGTGAGTCTAATAAGATAACTATACAAAAGTACAAAAACATGTTATTGGCTAGATTAAAAGATCCTAATAACAATTTAGACCAAGAAACGTATGACGCTGAACTTCAAAACTTTACTATTGGTATAGAACAAGGCACTATAAACGGTAGTACTTTTGTTTCTACAATAACAGATTCAAAAGGTAACGAAAAATTAGTTTATGATGTAATTGTTTCTCAACAAAATTCTGTAGCAAATGCTAAAAGTGAAACAGCTTTTCATGAGTTAAACCATGTTATAGCATCAGAAGCTATTGGAACAGATCCAGCTGCTTTTCAACCTGTAGCAAATAGTATATTAGCTTACTTAGCTGACAATGATATTAACGCATATAATAGAGTAGTGGGTAGAACGCTAAAACAAACACCTGATGAAATTATAATGGTGTTTTTAGAAGAATTAGCTGAAGGACGTGTTAATATTGAAAAAGCTACAGAGTCTAATTTTTGGAGCGTACTAGGTTTTGGTATGAATAATTCTATAAAAAATGCTGCTAATAATGATAGTTTTAATTTAGATTTATCTGGTGAAAATGGACCATTAAGATTTTTTCAAACATTAGCAGAAGCTTATAAAGACAAAGCATTAACAGTTAGTGCTTTAGAAAGTGTACTTGAAAGTGACGCGTGGTTAGACAGCAAAGGTGAAGAAGTAACTATGGACCTAGATGAAGTAGTTATTACAGCGCCATCTTCTAAAAAATCACAATCAATATCATCAAGAGGTATACAGTTTATAGAAGGAGCAAAAGAAGGTATTTATAGTAATGAAGATTTAGTTACAATAGTTAGAGGTAAAAATGATACTGATAGATATGCGGCTGCAGAAGCTATAGTTGAAAGAAACTTTGGTTTAATATCTGGTATTATTGGGTTTGAAAGAAGAGGAACACAAGGTGTTAGTGTTGAAGGTGTTAAACAAGCTTTAATCGAAATAATATTAGGTGGTGATATAGCTAAATGGAGTGGTAAAACAACTCCGTTATTTGAGGAGGGTGAAGGTTTTAATCCTGAAACAGCTCAAGTAACTACTTTTTTAGGAAGACTTAGAAACAGAGGAGAAATATTTGAAAGAGCTAGAGACTTAGGTGATACAGTTGTTGATCAAACAACAACACAAGATGAAGGCACTACAGAAATACCTGAAGTAACAACAACACAAGAAACAGTTGTAGAAACAGATCCATTTAAAGTTTTACCTAACGTAGACGTACAGTCTGTTGTAGATGCTGTAAGTCAAGAAATAGAACTAGGTAATTTAGACATAGACAATGTAACGTTAAAAGATTTAAAACCTTTTTCTGAAGCAGCTGCACAACAAATAGCTGATGAGTTAGGAATACCAGTATCTCGTATATTAAATCCAAAAGACAATTTACGTAAAGGTGAAGTAACACCTATACAAATGTTTATAAAAAAGAATGGACCAGCTTTATTAGCATTGTTAAAACAAGTTAAAGGTAATGCTGATTTAGTAACAGTTACAGATAGTAAAGGTAGAACTAAAAAAATAGGTGGTGAAGGAAGAAGAATAGCTCAAAAAATATTAGACGCATTTTTTATAAAAGGAGATAAAGTAAATAATCAAATACAATACAAATTAGATTTATCTAAACTAGATTTACCTTATTTTTATTCTGTGTTTGGTATGGACGCTTCAGGTAATATAAAAGACGCTAGATCAGAATTTGCTCAAGCTGCAAAAGGATTATTAGAATTATTAGCAAGATTGCAAACACTTAGTGCTATTGAAGCTTCTATAGATATACAAGTAGAACAAGGAACTATAACAGAATCAGAAGGTAAACGTAAAAAAGTTTCAGTAAAACGTAGTGAAACACCAGTTACATTTGATCACAAAAAAGGTAAGTTTATTATTGATAAAAGATTTACTGATAAAAAAGATGGTACAAGAGTAAACAGCAAAGGTCAAACAGTAAAAGTTAGAACTTTTGATTTAGCTACAGCTGATGGTGTTGACTTAGTTTCTACATTAAACGACTTTATAAAACTAAACCCAAGTTTAGGTTATTTGTTTAGAACTGGCATGACTGGTGGTTTTAACTTAACATTTAATAAAACTGGAGACTTTGATAAAGCAATACCAGGTGTTGTTAAAGGCAAAGGAGCAATTGGTAGAAGTAAATACACTCTTGTTGGTGGTTTACAAAGCTCAACAGCAATAACAAAAATAATAGACGATTTTAGCAAACAGGGTGATAAGCTAAAACTTTTAAAAAAGTTATTTTTAAAAATAGAAGATTATTTAAAAGATAATCCTGATAAAGCATGGGTATTTCAGCAGTTTTTAATTGATGGTACTAAAGACCAAAACCATCCGTTAAGATTTTTAGCTCCAACAACATTTTATGCTATTGACCCTATTACAGGCAAAACGAATATAAAAAACAAAGTAACTGAAGAGCATATGCAACCAGCTGTAGAAGTTGGTAAAACATTGTTAGACGCGGCAATCAAAGGTCAAGTTGAATCTGTATTTGATGATGTAATTTCAAAATCATATGCACAAGGAGGTTTATTAGAAGTTGATGACTTGGTTTTAAAATCTTTTGGTTTAAACGAAAGCATGCCTAAGTCTTTTTATGAAAAAGTTATACCTTTGTTAAAAGAAGGTAAACTAGATTTTCTAAAAGATGGTTTAGCATCTTGGATTAGATATAGTGAAAATAATGTTGCAAATCCTTTTTCTTACAAACTTATGAGTCCTAATATTACAATAGGTGAATTTTTTGTAGGCAAACTAGATTTAAAAGGATTAAATATACCTAAAGCTGATTTTAATGTAGCTTTAGAAATGGCAGGATTAAAAGCTAATGGTTTAATAACTCAGGTTTTAACTGGTGAAATAACACTTAAACAAGCTAAAGCAGAGTTTAAAGTATATAGATCAAAAATACTACCTTTAAAAGTTAAAGCTTTTAATAATATAAACACTACGTTTGGTAAAAAGACTATGCTTAGTGAAACTGTTACTGATCAAATAAAAGTATTATCAGACTATGCTAAAGCTATTGAAGTAGCAAGAGATCCTAATGCACCTAAAAAAGGTATATCTGTTTTAGATTTTGATGACACAGTAGCTATTACAAATAGTAAAGTAATAGTAACAATGCCTGATGGAACTGTAAAAAGTATAGATGCAACTGAGTTTGCATTAAACCATGAAGGTTTAGAATCTATGGGTGCAACGTTTGATTTTAGTGATTTTAACAAAGTAGTTGGTGGTAAGCGTGGACCATTGTTTAATAAACTTAAAAAAGCTGTAGATAAATTTGGTAATACAAATGTGTTTATATTAACAGCAAGAGCTCCAGAAGCTGCGCCTGCTATATTTGAATGGCTAAAATCAGAGAATATAATACTAAAGCAAGAAAACATAGTTGGTTTAGCAAATGGTTCGCCTCAAGCTAAAGCTAATTGGATGGTTAGTAAAGCCGCAGAAGGTTATAATGATTTTTATTTTGCTGACGACGCTATATTAAATGTTAATGCTGTTCAAGCTGTTTATGATGTTTTAGATGTAAAAGGTAGAGCTCATATTGCTTTAAGAAGTAAGCAAAACAATTTTGACACTATAATGAACGACATTATAGAAAAGAAAACAGGTATTGCATCTTACAAAAATTATTCTGCTGCTAAAGCAAAAACAATTGGTGCTGGTAAAGGTAGATTTGATTTTTACATACCACCATCAGCAGAAGATTTTACAGGTCTTTTATATAAACTTTTAGCTAAAGGTAAAGTTGGAGATGCTCAAATGGCGTTTTTTAAAGATAATTTACTTGATCCATATAATAGAGCTGAAATAGAAATTGAATCAGCTAAAATAGCCGCTGCAAATGATTTTAACGCGTTAAAAGCTGCTTTTCCAGATATGCCTAACAGTTTAAAAAAAGAAACAGGTATAGGTAAATTTACTTTTGAACACGCGATTAGAGCTTATATATGGGGTAAACAAGGTGTAAGCATACCTGGATTATCAAAAAGAGATTTAAAAAGATTAAGTGATTTTGTTACTGCTAATTCTGATTTAAAAGTATTTGCTGATGAACTTGTTACAATATTAAAAGGTGAAGATTACCCTGCTCCAGGCCAAAATTGGGTTGCAGGAACTATAACAACTGACGTTATAGGTAATATAAATAAAGTTGGTCGAGCTAAATACTTAAAAGAGTGGCAAGAAAATGTAGACATTATATTTTCTGAAAAGAATTTAAATAAGCTTGAAGCTGCTTTTGGTAGTGATTATGTTAAAGCTTTAAAAAATAGTTTAAGTGCTATGAAAAGAGGTAGTAATAGAAGTAGTAATACAGATTCTATTACTGAAGCATGGTATGATTGGATTAATAACTCTGTAGGTGTTGTGATGTTTTTAAATACTAGATCAGCATTTTTACAAATGATTTCTAATATTAACTTTATAAACTGGAAAGATAATAATCCTTATCAAGCTGCAAAAGCTTTAGCTAATCAACCTCAATACTGGCAAGATGTTATGTTTTTATTAAACTCTTCATACTTACAATCAAGAAGAGATGGTTTAAAAATTAACATTAGTGAGTCTGAAATAGCAGATTTAGCTACATCTAAAGATGGAAATAAAATACAAAAGTTTATTGCGTTAGCTTTAAATAAAGGTTTTGTATTTACTAGATATGCTGATAGTTTTGCAATAGCAACAGGTGGTGCGACTTTTTATAGAAACAGAGTTAATTCATATCTTAAAGAAGGTATGAGCCAAGAAACTGCTGAAAAACAAGCTTTTGAAGATTTTAGAGAAGTATCTGAAACAAGTCAGCAGTCTAGTAATCCTATGAAAATAAGTGATCAACAAAGATCTGCCGCTGGTCGTTTAATACTTTCATTTGGTAATACACAAATGCAGTATGCTAGAATACAGAAAAGAGCTATACAAGATTTAATAGCAGGTAGAGGTGATTGGAGAGAACATGTGTCTAAAATAGTTTATTACGGTGGTATACAAAACTTAATGTTTAATGCATTACAACAAGGTATACAGTTCTTATTATTTGATGGTGATGAAGCTGATGAAAAAGATCAAACTAAAAGATCACAAAGAATTGAAAGAACACTTAATGGTATGTTTGATTCGCAGGTAAGAGGTATAGGTATACAAGGAGCTTTAGTAGTTACACTTAAAAATGTGTTAATGGAAATAGCAGAACAAGCTGGTAAGAAAACACCTGAATACGCTGAAGCTGTAGATGCTTTATTTTCTATATCTCCACCAGTACAAGCTAAATTAAGAAAATTAAATAGCGCTGCAAATACTTTTTCTTGGAACATGCAAGAAATGAAAGAACAAGGTATAGATATAGATAACCCTGCTTATCTAGCTGTAGCGCAAACTATATCAGCTTTAACAAATTTACCTACTGACGAAGCTGTTTTAAAAATAAATGCTATGAGAAATATACTAAGCGATCAAACTGAAGCTTGGCAGAAAGTAGCGTTGTTATTAGGTTGGGGTACTTGGGATGTTGGTTTACCTTATTACGGTGTAGAAGATAAAGTTATTATTACACCTGAAATGGAAGCTGAAATAAAAGTAGAAAACATGATGAAAGAAACTACTAAACCTCAACAAGTTGAAACATTATTAAAACTTGGTTTAACTAAGAAAGAAATTAAAGCTTTAAAATACGAAAAAGATAGAGTAAATAAAATTATTGAACTACAAAATAAAAAAGAAGATGGAAAGTAGCCCTTTATACGGAAAAATTAGCTCTGCATGTAAAGCAGCAGCAAAAAAGAAATTTAAGGTATGGCCAAGTGCATACGCTTCAGGTTGGGGTGTAAGATGTACAAAAGCTGGTGGACCAGGTAATTACGGAAATAAAAGTAAAAAATAATGGCTTATAAACAAAACGCAAAAACACCATTAGCTCACTGCTGGGCAGGCGTTATGCATGTTCAACCATGGAACAAGATGCGCAATAGAACTGCAGCTGCAGCTGGTAGAGGACTAGGTAATGATCCTAGTTTAGCTGAGGCAGAGAAAAAAAGAAAGTCTCCACTTGAATGTTGGGACGGCTACGAAAGAGTTCCTGGTACGCAAAAAGGTGCTAAAGGTAGTTGCCGTAAATCATCACCTGTAAAAAAACAAAAAGGTGGTGGTACTACAAAAACATGTTTACCTAAAGCTAAAATTGACAGCTTGTCAGCAGAAAAGAAAAAAGAACTAGTTAATGCTAAAAAAGCATCAGGAGCTAGTGGCGAATATAAAAGATCCAGTAAAACTAACGTAAAAAATGCTCGTAAAAAAGGCGCTACATTGCGTGATTGGTTTGAAAACGAAGACTGGAGAAGAGTAGATGATCCATCAAAAAAATGCGGAGAATAAAATGGCAAAAATACCACAAATAGGCGAAGATACTAAATTCACATTAGATGTGAAAACAATAGGTATAATTATAAGTTTTGTTGTAGGATTATCTACAACTTATTTCACTTTAAAATCTGACATAGCTTTGGCTATGGAAGAACCAAAGCCAGAAATAACTTCATTAGAATTTAAATACAAAGACGAATTAATTAGATCGAACGTAGAAAAAGTTATTGAACAAGTTGATAATATTGAAAAAGATGTTGATGAAATAAAGCAAATGATAGATAAACTAGATCAGCGTCTTTATGAAATACAAAGAAAAAGATGAAATTAATTATTGCGTTGTTATTTACTACTTTTGCATTTGGACAAAATTATAAAGATGATATTAGTATAGTTCAATATAGTGCAAAGTTTTTAGTAGATAAAGAAATATCATTAAAAAAATTAAAAAGCTTTAATACTCATACATTTTACATGAGTGAGCATAAAGAATATTTTACTGAAGAAAACATAGAATATTTGCCAACTATATGTGTATATAATAATGGCGAAGAAGTTTTAAGAATACATGGTGGTATGTCATTAGAACTACCAGAAGATACTTTAAAACAAGTTATTAACAAAGTAGATGAACTACAAGCAAATAAATTTTAGATGAAAAAATTACTATTATTATTTTTACTGATTAGTTTTACTAGTCAAGCTCAATTTAAAAAA